ACTAAGAGCAACTCCATCATATTGCAATTGGGTTAAAACAGTATTACCTTTAGAGTTTTGAATAACACCAACTTCAGATAATCCTGTAGAACCCATCCGTATATTAAGTGCATCAATGTATTCCCCATTAGGTATAATTCGTTCATCGAGGGTTTTATTCATTCGCCCTGCTGTGAAATTTCTATTAATGTTCGCCATATTATTTAATCCACTTAGCTTGACCTCTCATATTCATAAGTAATCTACCCGGATGGATATTACTCATTCTAATCTTTGCATTCCTAAGTAATGAAGTTCTTTCTTTTCTTGCTCTAGCTACTATGTATTCTTGAACGCCAAGTTTACTATTTAATATTTCATATTGAATATAGGCATATACATATTTCTCGAATAGTTTATTAACACTAATCTTTGAATCATCTCCCTGCTCCATACCATCAGATATATATTCTACTATAACAGATTGATGTTGCATATCTGAACTGAAGTTTATAACACCTGCTTTATTATCAATTCTAAATGTAGGGTTAAAGTTTGCAGTCTCTGTATTCAATCCATATCTAGCACCAATAGAATGCTCAAAGTACCATCTACCATCATAGTTGTATCCTTCAGTACCGTCAAACTGATTACCTGAATTTAAGTATATACTTTTTTGTTGTCCAATTATTCTGTCATAATCTAATTCTGAAAACTCAGGTCTAAGTATATTTCCTTCTTCATCAAACAAAATCTTTCCTGTTTGGTCTTGAAGATATTCCTGAGAACTATTTAACTGAATGTTTTCAGTAAGTGGTCTAATCCAACCATCTTTATAATAAGATATACGAACCCAATTTACATAATCAGATGGTAAAATAAATCTAAGTCTATCATCCACATCCAACTGCAATGCTTTAACTTCTTTAAACGCATCGTAGTTTAATTCTTGTATAGCACGCTTAGCGTGAAACAAAATCTTGTAACGCTCCTCATTATTAACTAATGAGTGATTACCACTATACATTAATAAAAAGTTATTTACAATATCAAAAAGACTTACATATTGGTAAGACCCCCAATTCTGATTCTCAGGAGCGACTCCCTCGTTCTCGTAATATTTATATTGAGATATATATGCCATGCTTTATTCTTTTATTTTTATTGACTAATTGCCTGTTGTTGTTCTTGAGCCATACTAAATTGAACAACATCTGTTTCTCTAATAGATACACCACAGTATTGAAGAATCTTCATAGCTAATTTATATTCATCTTCTAATGGTAATTCAAAATCTTGATAATCATTTTGGGATTGGTCAAACACAGGCTCACCATTTATTAATGTTTGGTAAGTCCACTTAGGGTCTTTAGGATGTCTAAAGTATTGTGCTACCAAAGAGTCTTCTGAGTTTATAGTTGGTGGGTATAATTTTATTATTTCACCTTCTTGAACCCAAGCAGGAAAAGTTTCGCTAGGTGTTGTAAGTAAAGATGCATTAAGCATGGTAATTCTACCAAGACTAACCTTATCAGCTTGTCCCAAAAATACCAATGCAGCATCTACTAATTTATAGCATAATACTTTATTAACCATAAAGTATGTATCTCCTGTTGTAATAAGGCTTGGTAAATAATATTCATTCAAATTAGCACCTACTTGTGTTAATGTTTTTGTTTCTGAAAAATATTCTATTGTTTCTGCTATTGGTCTTTTAATATCTGCATAATCAACTCCTGATTGACGTGCATTTTCCATATTAACAACCTTATTAAATTGAGAAAAATATTCCTCAAACAACTCCATCTGAGCCTGTTTAGCATACAGGTTAAAATCAGACGGAGATATATATCCGTAGTTGTTCTTATTAAGAACAGACAATACTGTATTTCTTACTGAGTTAATCATTATATAATGTTTTCACAAAGATAAGAAAAAAAAGAAAGGGAGTCTTGCGAACTCCCTCTCTGTAAAACAAACTTAATTGTACTTATTCTAAACCTAATTCACCTTCTAACATACGAAGTGCATCTATACCATCATCACTTTGTAAGTACGACGTAACAAAGTACATCGGGTCTTCTCCGTATGGGATTGATAACATTTTCTTTTTGTTAGAACTTGTATTAAAGAACACTTCTTTTTTATTACTTCTAAATGCTAACAACTTAGCATCAAAGAATAAGTGTACATTCGATTGCAACTTAACCATAGGGTCTCCTAGTGCATTCAGGAATTGTTTTGGATTTCTTTTAGCATAGATTAACATATCACGTTTTAATTCTGCTGTGCTAATCTTAGAGGTATCCTTACCAAATAGTACACGACCTAATACTTCTAATTGTTCAATAGATAATTGACGTGCTTCAATTAAAGCATCAACCTCAGCAGTTAAAGCTTCAACTTCTTTAGCTGCATCTTTCTCTTCATTCACCTCAATAAATGTAGTTCCATTTCCGGGATGATAATATAAGAATTGCTGTAACACAGGATTAGTTTGAGGAACTCTCAAGAAACCATCTTCAAAGATGATTGGTTCTAAAATCGCATTACCATCTTGCTCATCCTCAAATGGAGATTTTTGGTTAATGGCATATCTTAATGGACGATTACTATTAGTAGTCTCATCAAAATATAATAAAGAAAAACGCTTAGTGTTTTTTGAAGGCAGTATAAAAGATAATGGTGCTGCATTCCTAGTTAATCGGTAGACCTTGTCTACGAGGGTAGTTTTTACTGACATTTGATATAATTTAATTTAATAAAAAAATAAGGGGAGCAGAATACTCCACTCCCCTAATTATAAACTTACGCTTGGAACAAGAAGAAGTTGTTTGCACCTAAGGTACATACTGCTCTTTCTGACAAGAAGTTCACTTCCATAGCATCTAAATCGCTAGTCTGTGCACCACCTGCTGAACCTGTAATCCAAGTTTTGTAACGTCTGTCCTCAACTTCAGTTGCACGATAACGTACGTGTAAGAATGGACGCTTAGCGTTTTTACCAAGAATTTGGTCATAAACAGTTGTAGAACCTGCAGGAACTAACAAACCATTTTTAACAACGCCTGCACCTGTAAGACCACCACGCATGGTTGGGTCGTTAAGGTATTTCCAATCTGACTTGTAGAAGTCATAACCACGACGGAATCCTGAGAAACCTAAGTTCAACGCCATCTCAACATCGTTATCGAATAAACCGAAAGATGCAGAGTTAGAAGAACCACCTGATACATAACCGTTTAATGAAGCTAACATATCGTCGATGTCGAAACCGAAGTCACGATTAACGAAGATTACGTTTTCTTCGATTGAACCTTGTTTGTCTAAGCGAGAGATGATTGAATCGAAATCTACTAATGTAGTTGGATTTCCACCACCCCATACGTTACCACGCTCTTCTACTACGTAGAAGATACCTTCAGAACCTTTGTTACCTACTTGGTCGTTAAGTGCTTGAGTAGCTACACCTGAACCTGTTTCAGCAGGAACTGCTTCAATCATTGAGGTTTCTAAGTAATCTTCAAAACGTAAACGAGTTTCGTGCTCTGATTTAAGATACCATAAGTATCCTGTTGCACCATTCTCAGTAGTTACTTCAACCCATCCGATTTGAGCCATATCAGAACCTGATACTGCATACTTATCTTTGATGATGATTGGAGAGTTTTCAAAGAAGATGTCATCAGATTCCAAAGAACCTTGCATTCCGTTAACACCTTTCTTGAACTCAGAACCGTAAATGAATACAGTTAAAGTTGTGTTACCGTATACTTGACCACATACCACCTGCACCTGCAGGAACTAAAGTATCGTTAACTGTGATTGTAGCTAAATCATCACCTGCTACTCCTGTAGTTGAGCAATTGATGTATTTAGTGTGTAAACGTCCTTGCTCAGCCCACTTAATTAAATCTGAGTTTGAAGGCATCTCTGCTCCTACTAAACGTAAGAAAGATGCGATTGTACGATTACCATAACGCTCGAATTCTTTTTCATAAGTATCAGGAAGATACTGATTCATAAAATCGAAGTTGGTAATGTAGTTAGTGCTTAAAGGCACTTGTTCTGCCGACGGTTGTAACTGAAAACCGGGCGTTCCATTAACTTGACCTGCCATTTTTTTAAATTTTTAAATTGTTAATTATTTCTTTTACTTTTAATTTTTAGATTCCTACCTGAGCCTGAATCAACTGCTTTAATTTGCATCCCTCCATTATTGATGACCTCAGGTGCTCTACGTATATCCATATCAATATTCTTGGCTTTACGTATATCCTCATCAATCGCTGTTGCTTTGCCTTGTTCATAAAAAAACTTAGCAAACCTGTCAGGATTCATTGCTACAGAAAGTGCTTTATGGTATCCTGATGCATCCTTCATTAAACCACTCTCATCCAAATACTTATTAATAAAGTTCATTGGTGTTGATTGTGCTTTCTTTAATTCCGATGCATCTCCGGGAGTGTATACTACTTTGCTTCCATCTAAATCGAACTCAAAACCTTTGAACTCATTAGAGAAAACCTCGTCGGTTTTCTGCTGAAACCATTGTACTTTACGTTCGCTCTCTTCTTGATACGTCTTAGATTCCTGTATATATTGCTGATATGCCTCAAGTTGTTCCTTTGCTTCTTGTGAAACTCCAACCGTACTTGACTCAAGTGGTTGTTTGTATGTTTCCTTCTGCTCGGTAAAAAACTTTTTAGCCTGTGCAATCGCTTTCTTCTTTGCTAATTTAGCTTTCTTGATTGTTGATTCATCATCCAAATCTTCATCGTATGAATAATCTTCAAGCATAGACTCAATATCATCTGCATCTAAACCTTCTTCAGTTGCAGATAAATATTCTCTTAACAAAGTGTCAGGGTTCATTGAATCAAAGTCTTTGTTTAATTTAACAAAGTCATTAATCCCTCGTCCTGTTTCTTTTTTGTATTTCAAAAACGCTTCAACATCAGATGGCAACTCATCTCTTTCTTTACTAGAAAGTAATTCATCAACTGATGCTACTTGTCTTCCATACTTATTACCAATGTATGATAAGATGTCAGCATCACTCATCTCTGCTTTAGCCTCAGATACTATCGCAGTATCTGTAGTTACTTCAACCTCTTCCTGTTGTGATGTTGGTTCAATAATAGTAACTTCATCATTACCACCATTAAATTGTTCATCATGTTTTTGGAGTAATTCTTTCTCCACTTCTTGTATTGATTTGGCTTCAATGCCATCAATAACTTTTACTTTCATTTCCATTTGATTTAATTTTTACAAAGTTATACAAAATATAAATACAGTTTTAAGCCTATCTAGGCTCAAACTCTGCCATATCAAAACCATCTAAGCTATCCTCGTTTGATTCAAAATCTAATGGAGGTAAGTTATTCTTTCTTTGGTTTATCAATTTAGATTGCTGAGTATTTTGAATGCTAATTCTTTTATCTTTAGCTTTTTCTTTCTCAGTGTCTCTTTGGTTTATCATTGACTCTTGTATGCCTTTAAGTTGCATACTATAATCAAACTCTTCACGCATTAACTGAGATTTTAATTCTGCTTCTGCTTGTTGCTTTTGCATTTCAAATTGAACCTCAGCTTGTTTAA